AATAAGAAAACCCCACCGAATGGCAGGGTTTAATAATATAAAAGGTGTATGAGTTATACTCCTGCAACAACAGTAAATCCAGCAGCAGCTAAATCTCCGTCAATAAAGTTAGCAGGTGTTTTCTCCATACCTGTAAAGCTTAAAGTATATCCACTCATATCTCCCATAGCACCACCAGTTACAACAGTACCTCCAGTTACGTCAGCTCCGTGTTCTAATCCAGATAATAAGAAGTTTCCGTTATTGTCCTCAATAATAACGTGAGGTCTTCCGAAAGATAACAACTTAATTGTTTTGTGGTCTTCTTTGGTTAATTTTTTAAGTGATAACTCTAACACTTGTTCGAACATAGTAGTCCCATTCTCTCTACTTGATTGAATGTTTTCTGTATACGTTGAGTTTCCTCTTACGTCAAATTTGTAAGCACTTGGAGTTCCAGCAACTGAGTCAATTACATCGGTATCTGTACTATCGTATGTGATAGCACCTATGTCTCCGTAATTAACAAAATATACTGCATTGATTCCTCCAACGCTATCTTTGCAAGGCTCTAACCTTCCAATTGCAATATCACAAGCCATAATTTTGTATTTTTAATATTAGTTAATAAAAAAGGGCAGATGGAAACCACCCACCCTTCTTCGTTTTGTTTATTTATTATTATGCAATTCCGTAAGTTACGATATCTTCAGCAACTCCGTATTGTACACCTGCAACGAATCTCATAATTACTCTTACATTTTGTGAACCATCTAAGTCAGCCATATCTAAGATACGTACTTCTTGAGAATCAGACATCAAGCCAGTTCCGAAGTGTAAGTTATCTTTAGTAGTAGCAATCATTTTGTCAGAAGGAAGTCCGTTAGCCATAAAGATTTTAACACCGTCAAAATACAATACGTTAATGTCTTGGTTGTTTCCTTGTGCCATATAACCAGCAGCTCCTTGTCCTCCAGATGCAAATCCACCTAAACTACGCTTGTAAGCTCTGAATACGTTTTGTGCAACATAGATGTGTAAGTCTTCTCTTCCGTATAATGCAGAAGGAATAGCATCTACAACTTTCCCTAACTCATCAACTACGTTAGCAGCAGTTACAGTTGTTCCAGTTACTTCAATCTTAGCAGCATCAGCAGCTAATAAAGTAGCAAATCCATCAAATGAACCTTCAGCTTCAGCTCCAGCCCAAATGTTTTGTTCAGTTTTCTGTGCAACTTTTGCAGCAACATAACCGATTAAATACTCTTGGAAAGAGCTTGGTAAGTTGTCAAAAGCAGAATATCCCATCTGTACTGCATCCCAGTCAGAACGGAAATCTTTCTTACATAATTCTAAGTTAACTTGTAACTCTTTAGGTTGTAAGATTCTTTCAGTTAATGTTAAAGTTGATGTATCAGCGAAATCACAAGTACCATCTTTTACGATACCGTCTAATTCCAATCTTTTTACAACTTCTTTAAATTTTACGTTTGGACGAATAGTCAATCCTCCGTTTGCAATTGTGTTACCTGCCAATAAAGCTGCTGAGATAAACTTCCCAGCCGATTCTCCAGCATAAGTAGTAGTAATACTTGTAGTAGTAGCCATTTTTATATAATTTTTAATTGAATAACATTCTATTGACTCTTTGTTCAGTAGTCATAGATTTGTTTGGGTTTGATAATAAACTTTTTTTCTTTTCGATTGATGCTTCTGGAGAATGTACAACTTCTTCTACTTCTTCAGATAATTCAACCTCTTCTTGTTTTGATAATTCTTGAGGAACTTCTTTAGTGTCCGCTGCCGACTTATCTTCGATTAACGCTTTAATCATAGAGAGTAATTCAGTTTTAACCGCTGATAACTCCTCAGATGTTGCGTAACTTGCTACTGGTGCTTCTGCCACCTCGTCAACAATCGCCTCTTCTTTAGGTTCTTCAGCAAGGATAACTTCCTTTACCTCTTCTTCGATAGCCTCAATCACTTCTTCAGTAGATAAATCTACCGCTTCTTCTACAATAACGTCTTCTACTTTTACCTCTTCTTTAGAGAGGTTTAAAAGCTCTTTTACGTTATTAAGGATTTCTGTTGCTTTCATACTTATTGATTTATATTAATATAACTATTTAGATACTTAGTGTCTTGTTTTCTAATCTTCTGACTCCTTGTATATCGAGCCTATACCTTGTTTCCAATATTCAGATGACTTACATTTCTTCTCATCTTTATCACACTTTATAGAATAGGTATTCTTACATTTACAATATACTGCCTTCATATTATCCGTCTATTTTTTTAAGTTTGTTTATTGCCCATTCAATACCACTTGTTCCTCCCCAGCAATCCCACATAATACCTCCACAACCCTCAGTATAAGGAACGTCTTTATGTTGTTGATGTCTTTTGAAAGATGCC